GCCGATGGGAGCGCACCATCCGCAATGAGGATTCGCCATTCTCTGACCGGCTGAACGAAGAATCAGACCCATCCATGCGCCGGGTGCTGGTCAAGGAATCGTGGATTCGCTGCGACTTTGATGGCGATGGCAGGGCAGAGCTTCGGCATGTGATTGTGGTTGGCACGACCATCCTTGAGAACGAGGACTGCGATTGCGTGCCATTGGTGGCACTTTGTCCTACGCCTCTGGCGCACAAGCATTATGGCCTGTCGGTCGCTGATGCGGTCATGGACTTGCAGCGCATCCAGACGGCCTTGCTGCGTGGTGCGCTGGATAACCAGTACCTAGCCAACAATGGGCGTTATGGCGTCAACGAGAACAACGTCAATCTAGACGACATGCTAGACAGCCGTCCGGGCGGCATCGTGCGAATCAACGGCGAACCAGGCGTAAACATCACGCCCCTGACGCACCCGACAACGGGGAACATCGCTGTTCCCATGATGGAATACGTTGACCGGCTGGCGCAAAAGCGCACCGGGGTGAACGAGCAGAACCAAGGGCTAGACCCCAATGCGCTGAACAAGACGGCAACGGGTGCGCAATTGATGCTCACCGCTAGCCAACAGCGCATCAAGTTCATTGCGCGGGTGTTCGCTGAGACGGGGATTAAGCGCCTGTTCCAGCTTGTCCACGAACTGACGCTGAAAAACAGCAGGCAACAGCAGATCGTTGAACTTCGCGGCCAGTGGGTGCCGGTGAACCCGCGAGAGTGGACAAAGCGCACTGACTTGGTGATTTCCGTGGCCCTTGGGGCTGGCGACAGGGTGCAGCAGTTGGCCTACCTTGCCCAACAGCGGCAAATGCAGCTTGAAATGATCCCGCTGGGCCTTGCCAAGCCTGAGAACCTGTTCGCCACGGTGTCTCGGATGACCCGTGCGGCTGGCTACAAGGACGCTAACGAGTTCTGGACTGACCCGCAGCAGAACCCCCCGCCACCCCCACAACCCCCGCTGGAAATCCAACTTGAACAAATGAAGCAGCAAGGCGCAGCCCAAAAGTTGCAGGCCGAGCAGGCAAACGATGCCCAAAAGTTCCAGGCCGAGATGCAACTGAAGGGGCAAGCCGAGGTGCTGGCGTCCCAAGCGAAGCAGCGCGAGACGCAGATGCAGCTTGAACTACAGGCGGCGAACGATGAGCGCGACCGGCAACGGCAGGCAGAGACAGACGCCCGCGATCACCAGATCAAGCTAGCCGAGATTGCATCGCGTGAGCGCATCGCAGCCGAGCAAATTGCATCGGCAGAGCGCATCAAGGCGGCAGAGCTTCAAGCCAACATGCAGGCGGCTGAGATGCAGCGCAATACAACGCTAGAGACAGCCGCATTTAACGCGCAGCAGACCGAGAAACAGGCTGTAGCCAAGGAAACCGTCAAGGCGGCACCTGAAAAAGCCAAAGCCGACCACGTTGGCAAACTCACAGAGATGCACGGCGCAACGCTGCAAGCAATTCAGGCACTGACGGCGCAGATGGGCAGGCCGAGGAAAGTCGTTCGCGGCCCTGACGGCAAGATTGAAGGAGTCCAGTAAATGGCTGCAGGCGATTGGAAATGGTTTGCGCAGGGTTTGCATGACATTGGCAACAAAGTCATTGACCTTGACACCGACACGCTGAAATTCGGGCTAGTGACGAACTCGCTTGTCCCGACTGTGACGCTTGCCGCTCCGTGCTGGGGCGCTGGTGGTTCTAACAACATGAGCACGAACCAGATCGCCACGGCTACGAGCTATACCGGCCCGGTGACGCTTGGCAGCGTGACATGGACAAAGGACGCGACCGGCGCTGTGCTGGACTTTGCTGACACTGCGGTGATTGCTCAGGACGCAGGCGGGGCGACAAACATCGCTTATCGCATCCTGTACTCCGACACGGCGGCTAATAAGCAGTGCATCGGCTATCAGGAACTGAGCACCGCGGGCGCGATTTCTCTGGTTGCTGGTTCTTTAACGCTTACCGAGAACGCTTCAGGTGTTCTGCGGATGACTCAGAGTTAAACCATGTCGTTCTACAAATGGACAAAGCGCGGCACGCTGCTCAAGCTGCCAGAAGGCGTCGAGGTCGTGCAGGACAGCAAAGACCCGGAATACCAAGCCTACGCGCTGTGGGCTGCTGGCAATGAAACGCTGCCCGAGTACCCCGAAGACGCAAAGGAACTGTTGCAGGGGCAGATTGACGATATTGAAGTCAAAACCTGCGCTTCCCGTGTGGTGCGCGAGTTCGTTCTGTCCGGATTGGAAGCGGCGGCGCTGGTGAAAGGTCAAAGCCCCGCGCAACTCGCAGCAGCAGACGCCGGCTATCGCAAGCTCAACGATGCCGACAACCGCATCAAAGCCCTGCGTAATCTCCTGAAGGTGCTGCCATGATTAACCTTAGTACGACCAGCACAAAGATTCAGTTGCTGACCAACAGCGCGGGGGACATCGAGGTATATGCCGCGTGGGTTGATTTGAATGGCACGACCGTGACGCCTGGCGGCGATCCGCTGCCCAGCATCACGACCGCGACGACGACCGACATCGTTGCCGCGCCCGGTGCTTCTACGGTGCGCAATGTCAAGTACATCAACATCAACAACCACAGCGGCAGCGTGCAAAACGTTGTCGAAGTCTATTTGACTGACGGCACCGACACGGTGGAACTGATCCGCGCATCGCTCGGGTTCAATGAAACGCTGCAATGGGTTGACGGCAACGGCTGGAAACACCTGAACAGCAGCGGCATCGCACTGGAAAACGGCGCAGGCGGTAACGCTGACACGCAGGTGTTCACGTCCAGCGGCACATGGACGAAGCCCACCAGTTTCACGCCAAAGATCACCATGGTGGAGATTTGGGGCGCGGGTGGCGGGGGTGGTGCTGGCGCATCGCTTGCGACTGCTGTTGTTGCCAAGGGTGGTGGGGGTGGGGGTGGCGGGGCTTGCGTGCGCGGCATCTTCCTTGCTGACGATCTGGCAAGCACTGAGACTGTGACGCTTGGCACCGGGGGAACTGCGGGCGCAAAGGGCGCGGCTGGCGCAGCGGGCGGCGCTGGCGGGGTTGGTGGTAATTCGACGTTTGGGTCATGGATCACCGCATACGGCGGCGGCGGCGGAAATGGTGGGGCAATCTCTGCGGCGGCAACTGGCGGCGGTGGAGGCGGAGGTGCGGGTGGCGCTGGCGGTACTGGCGGAACCAGCGGCGGTACTGGTGGATTGCCCACGGCGGCTACCAATGGGTCTGGAGGTCAAGGCGTCACGGGAACTGCAGCAGTATCCACCACTGCCAATGCCGAATGGGGCGGCGGCGGCGGCTGTGGTTCTGCTAACCCGCCCGTTGCGCTGGGGGCTGGTGGCGGGTCACTTCGCGGCGGCGGCGGCGGTGGGTCGGGCGGCGGGCACACTGCGGCCCCTGTGACCGTCGCCCCTGGCGCTGGCGGCAAGTCGGGCGCGTACACCTCGGGCGGCGGCGGCACGGCAGGAACTGACGGCGGGGCTGGTGCGCCCGGTGGTAACGGCGGTGCAGGCAGCAATGCGAATTCTGGTCGCGGCGGTTCTGGTGGAGGCGGCGGTGGAGCTACGACACAGGCATCGGCTGCGGGCGGCAATGGTGGAGCGGGCGGCATCGGTGGAGGTGGCGGGGGAGGCGGCGGTGTTGGCATGAACCCCGGTCTAGGCGGCGACGGTGGGGCCGGAGGGATTGGCTACTGCATCGTTTACACCTGGTAAGTCATGGCACGCATCGGCTCATTCGATGAATCGCTGCGGCCAGAGGGCTGGTTCGATGAGACTGGCGTTGTTGAGGGCTGGTTTGACGATGACCTGATCGGTGCTGCTGCGGCGGCTGGAACGACGATTGCGGGGAATCTAGGGACCGCAGCGGCGTCAGGATTTACCGGGGTCGTCAGCGCTAATCGGACTATTGCCGGGGCACTTGGGACGGCTACTGCAAGCGGGTTCACCGGCACCGTCAGCAACAGCACTGACACCACGATTGCGGGCGCGCTAGGCGTTGCCGTTGCATCGGGGTTCCAAGGGACGGTTACCAACAGCAGCGGGACGACGATTGCCGGCAATCTTGGCGTTGCAGTTGCATCTGGATTTACCGGGGGAGTCTCTGGTAGCAGCGAACCAGCAGAAACAACAAGACGCCACGCAGGCGGCTACAAGCTACGCAAAGGCTACCTCATCAAAGGCCGGCGCTACTTCTTGTCCGAGGATGAACTGGCAGTACACATTGCCAACATGCTGCAAGAAATCAGCAGGGGCGAGGTGAAAGAGATCACGGCAGGAAAGCCAAAAGTTATTAGCAAGCGTGTTTGGGACACGATTAAGCCCATGGAGCGGCTGGATGCGCTGTCCAGCATGTTTGCTACAGAAACGATAGCAGACGATGACGAAGAAGAAACTCTCTTGATGTTGATGTGAGGTATTTATGGCCGGAACGACACTAGCCCAAGGCTCAAGCGTAACGCTGACGGTTGTTGCGACCGATTCGCTTCTGATTGACAGCGCACGCTCTGCAAGTGCAGCCGTAGAGGCGGTGAGCGGCGTCCCCGGCGCGGCGAATCTGCAGAAACTTGTTAATCATCCTGGCGGGCAGGCGGTTTATGGCCCGTTTGGCGCGGGTACGGTGAAGTTGTCGGCGGTTGGTGGGGATATCACGTACTGGCAAGGATCAGCCCCGCTGTCGGATGAACCGGGGGATGTGTTTATCTTACGCGCACCGAGCGGGGCTGCATCCCTGGTGGATGGGGCTGGGATTTCCTTCCTGCGCGGCTCGCTGGCCTCTGGCGTGTGGATGACCACACCCAGCATCTTCCGCCTGCGCATTACCGGCACCGGCACACTGCAGATGGACTCCCGCGACTCGCTGGGCAACATCACGCTGGCGACCTTCCCGCTGACCTCCTACACCAGCGAAACCGACAAGATAGAATTCCCATACGCGGGCGATGACGCCGCAGCCATCCGCGTGACATTGACCGGCACTCTTACCTGCGAGGTGATCTAAATGGGCTATCCAGTCAATCCGCCAAGCGAACAGCAGGCCGCGCTCACGCCGGCCATCATTCGTGACCTGACCACAACGCGGCAAAAAGTCGCGTACCCCTCGGGGGCCTTGTGGGTGGTGCTGTCCTACCGCCTGTTGCCGGGCGCCACCGCAGTCGCAAACCAGTTCGCCCGCGTCGTCATCAACGCCGCCAGCGATGCCGATGCCGATGGCAAGTTGGCTTTGGACAACGCCTTCATGCCGTTGTGCCAAGGCGACGATCTGGTTCTGTCTGCATCCTCCACGGACCCCATCACGCGAGTCGATGTCGTCACCTCTGCAGCCGTGGGTGCCGAGAAAACCATTCTCGCTATCAATGCAGGAGTCGTAGCATGAGCCGCGTCGTGAAACTTGGGCAAGTCAAGACGCCCACCCGCTCGCCAGGGTACATCGGCTTCTATCCCGGCATCCAGTCGGGCGCGGACACCAACCTTACCGACCGCAGCGGCGTTGGCAACAATGCCACGTTTGGTTCTGACCTGACTATTGGCGAGGCATGTGCCACAGCTGGGCGTTTCTCCACCGTGGAGGACACTGGCGGCACGCAAAACAACGCAGCGAACCTGTCCAATGGCGTGGGTTTCAATTTCAACCCAGCCACAGAAAGCCTGCTGATTTTTGCCAAGGTAACGATCACCGCGCCCGCCGGCACTCGCTGTTTGGTTGGCAATAGCAACGGCACGCCCAACAAAGGCTTTGGGCTAAAGATTACAGCCGCAGGAAAGGCGCGATTTGACCTTCACCGCACAGCCGCAGACACCATCATCAACACCAGTTCCGCAACTTTAGCCGACGCGTCCCTGCACTCGTTTGCGCTGGTGCTCGATGCTGTGGCGCAAGATGTGAAAATCTACATCGACGGCGTGGTCGATACAAATTTTGTGGCAGCCAACAGCCTGGCCGCATATAGCGACTGGTACGGGCCATTTACCCGTGATCTATGCATCGGCGGGGCTGGGCACAACTCCAGCAAATCAATCAGCATGGCGCAGACTGGATTCGGCTGGCACATCGTTAAGCGCACTGGCGCGCTGCCCAGCGGCATTGCGGCCCTGATCGCTCGTCTGCATGCCTTCCCGCTGCAACTCATCAGCGCCACGGACTTCCCGGCATGACGATCACCAAAGCTGGCCGCATCGCATCGAACGGCTTGACAGGCTACGGTCAGGAGACTGGCAACGCTGCTGGGTTGACGCTCGTGTCCGATCCGACCGGCGTGGCTGGCAACGTACTCAAGGCGTACTTGCACAAGGACGATGCTCTGGCCGGTGGTTCGCATCGTTCGGAGGTTTCCACCAGCGGGATTACGGTGGCCGTTGGGGCGCAAGGCTGGTACTGGTGGGAGACATACATCCCCGCAGACTGGACGGTCGGAGGCAATGAGGCGGTGATCTGGCAAGTCCACGACACCGCTGACGGCGGCGATCCAGCACGGTCTCCGCCGCTGTTCTGCCAGGTCGAAGGGTCTTCTGTCACACTCAATTCAGTGGCGGCAGTGTCGGGCGTGGATGACAACCAAGTCAAGCGCCTTGGCATTTGGAGCCAGCCGCTCACCAGGCAGCTCGGGCGCTGGGTCAGTTGGGTGGCGCGCGTCACCTGGAACTACACCAGTGGCGGCGCGTTGACCGTGTGGAAGGACCGGCGCAAGATTTTCAGCGAAGCGGCCTACAAAAACTGTTTTAACGATGTGGCCGGCCTGTACCCGAAATTCGGTGTGTATGTGCCTGTTGGCCTGGACTCCGCCATCCCAAGCCGCACGGTGTACCACAGGGGGATGGTGACCGGAGACAACGCCTATGCCACGTTCGATGCGTTCATGGCTGCGGCCGGCTCGACGGATACCGAGCTTGAAATGGTGTCCCCATGCGCCGTGAGCGCTGTTTAATCCCATCCCCTGCCGGTGAGCATCTAAAACCATGACAGACAAACTACAGCAAGACATCGAGCGCGGCCACCACGCCAAGCGCATCCTAGAGGACGAATTGATTGTGGGCGCACGGGCGCACATGGAAGCGGAACTGTGGCGGCTGTTCAAGGAAACCAAGCCGTCAGATACGGAAACGCTTACGTTCCTGAAGGCAATGCAATATTTCCACGGGAAGTATTTTGACTACCTTGAAAAATTTGTAGTAAGCGGTAAACTCGCTGCTATCAATTTGGAAGCAAAGAAAAAAACGCTTCGTGACCGGGTTTTTGGATAGCGCATAGCCCCGCGCTGATTGATGGGGGCCTGCATCCGTCGAGAGACGCTGCACGGAGTTGGAATGACTACACCTGAAGTTCAGGAGGTCGCATCAGAGGGGATGACCGAGGAAGCTGCAGCCTCTGCCATCCTGAAACGCTGGATGCCTGAAGAACCTGAAAAGGCAGAAGCACCAGCGACGGACGAACCCGCAGAACCAGAGGCCGAGCAGTCTACGGACGACGCCCCGCCCGAGGAAGACGCGGCAGAAGCCGAAAGCGATGAAATCGAAATCGACGTAGGAGGGGAGAAGTTCAAACTCCCGTCAGGCATTGCGGAACAGGCGAAGAAGGTAGAGGCCAAGGTCAAAGAGATTGAGGCCGGAACCACTCGCAAGTTCCAAGAAGCCGCCGAGCTTCGGAAAGTCGCAGAAACGCAGATCAAGGCAGCGCAGGAACTGCAGCAAATCGCCCATGAGCAGAGCGATTTGATAGCCGATCACAAGATGGTCGAGCGCAGGCTTCAAGCGTTAGCAAACGTTGACATCAACGCCTTGGCCGATTCTGACCCGGTGGCGCTGACGAAACTCAATGCCGAGTACAACCAACTTCAAACCGCGAAACAGCGGATAGAGGCGCAGTACCAAGCAAGCGTTAGCAAGTCGAAGGAAACGTATGGCGCACAGCACCAAGCAAAGGTGGTGCAGCTAAACGAATTCGCAAAGCGCAACATCAAGGGGTGGTCCGATGACTACTCCAACAAGCTGATGGAATTTAGCGTCAATACGCTGGGTTTCTCGCCTGACGCGCTTCGACAGGGAATCAATGAGCCGCTGATTAAGGCCCTCGATTTGGCCTATCAGGGGCACCGCGTGCGTACTGCGGACCCGAAAGCTAAACAGGTCTTGTCAACCAAGACGCTTAAGCCCGGTTCGAGTGCGCAATCAAAGACAAACGCTCATGCGATGGCAGAAAAAGCCCGGCAAAGGCTTGGCAAAACTGGCAGCACTGAAGACGCTGCAATGGCCCTGTTAGCGCGGAGCAAGATTCGAAGGAATTGAAATGGCACAAGCTACCGGAACCACTGATACCTATGACCTCGTAGGTATCGCCGAGGATGTCGAAGACGTTATCAACGACATCTCCCCCATGGACACGCCGTTCTACAAGATGGCGAAGCGCAAGAAGGCGACCGCAACGCTGCACCAGTGGCAGACCGATGCGCTGGCCTCCGCTGCTGCAAACCGCGCCATTGAAGGCGACGACAGCACGTATGCGACCGCCACGCCGACCGTGATGCTGTCGAACTACACCCAAATTGCCAAAAAGACCGTCATGGTCTCCGGCACTGCGGATGCTGTTCGCAAGCACGGGCGCGCCGAAGAGTTCGCGTACCAGATCGCCAAGAAGGGCCGCGAAATGAAGCGCGATATCGAATTCGCGCTGGTGCAAAACCAGGTGTCGTCTGCTGGCGGCTCTGGCACTGCTCGTTCGTCTGCTGGCGTTGAGGTGATGATTTCGGGTAACCGGATTCTCCCGCCCGCCAACACGACTGGCACGACTCCGGGTTATGCCGGTGGCGTGTGGGGCGCTGTTACCGACGGTTCTGCCACTGCGATGACGGAAGCTGATCTCGTGTCCGCTTTCGAAGCTGCATGGACGGACGGCGGCAACGCTTCCACCGTGATGGTTGGCTCCACGCTGAAGAAGAAGATTGGCACCTTTGCGGGCGCTTCGTCTTACGCTGGCGTCACCGTCAATCAGGGCCGTAACTCGCAAGGCGTGATTGTCGGCGGTGTCGATCTTTACATCAGCCCGTTCGGTGAACACAAGATTGTTCTCAATCGCTTCATGCGTACTGGCACGCTGCTGGCTCTGGACATGGAATATTGGTCCGTTGCCTTCCTGCGCCCCATCAAGTACGAAGAGCGTGCGAAGACGGGTGACGCATCGCGGGGCGAGATTCTGTGCGAGTTCACGTTGGTGGGCGATCAGCCCGATGCCAGCGCCAAGATTCAAGCAGTGACCTGATTGTTTCCTTGATCGGACCGGGGGCGGGGAAACCTGCCCCCTTTTTTACATGAGCATCGTTGACCGCACGATTAGCCCAACGGGGCTTGTCACAGACATCGGGTTTGAGGACGGCAAGATGCATGTCCGCTACTCGCAAAACCAAGACCCGCTGCATGAGTTGAATCAGCTTCAGCGCAATGATGACCAGATGACCAGAGATGGCATCAAGAATGATATGTGGAAGGTTGGCAGCTTGTCCGAAGTGGACTGCATGCGCCTTATCACTGAAGACGGCATTGACCCCTACACGATGCCGACCGCTGCGCTATTTGCGCACCTACGCAAGCACAAGGACAAATGGGGCCATGTGTTCACCACGCGGGGGCGGTTCTGATGTTTATCAAGCCGGGGGAGCACGCGCTGTACGTGTGCGCGTTCGGAGAAATCGACCTGAATAACAGGACGCTGCAGGGCGACCGCATCCCTGACGACACATGGATGCGTGCGCTGCGCATGTTTGCACGCGGACTGCTGAAAGACCCTTACCAGTACATCGGCGACTGGTGGGCGTTTAACAAACAGATGGGGCGCATCTGATGGGCATTTACGCCGACCTGCAAGAGAAGGCGAAAACCGACCCTGATGGCGTGGTGTATGAGTGCATATCCCTGCTGGACAAGAACCACGAGGATGCACTGGCCCTGTTCCTGCTAGGCCAAATCTACGCAGAGGCCGAGAAGTTCGGCATGGCGTACAACGTGTTTAAGCGCATTACAGAACTGAAGCCGGATAAGTCTGAGGCGTGGAATAACCTGGGCATGGCGTGCGAAGGACGCAAAGACCATATCGAGTCCATGCGGCACTTCCAGAAGGCTTGGAGCATCGAAAAGCGGGCTTCCTACGCCTCCAACATAGGTAACTGCTACCTATCCCGCCAGGACTATCCAACTGCTGTCACATGGGCACGCAAGGCCCTTGCAATTGACCCCAACTACAACGGCGCAAAGTCGGTGCTTGGGATTTCCAGCCTGGCCCTTGGGGATTGGGCGACTGGATGGGATAACTACGATGCCACGCTAGGCGGCAAGTTCCGCAAGGAAACGCAGTATCAGGAAGAGGACCGCTGGGACGGCACGAACGGCAAGACGCTGATTGTGTACGGGGAGCAGGGCCTAGGCGACGAAATCATGTATTCGTCCTGCATCCCTGATGTCTCCAAAGATAACACGGTAATTCTTGAGTGCGACAAGCGGCTAGAGGGCCTGTTTCGTCGCTCATTCCCGAAGATCACTGTCTACGGCACACGCAGAGAACCCGCCCCGTGGTTGCCAGCGCACAAGATCGATGCACGCGTCTCCTGCGGGACGCTGCCGAAGTTCTACCGGCGCAAGGATGCAGACTTTCCTGGCGCTCCTTATTTGATAGCAGACCCGGAGAGGGTTTTGCAGTGGAAAGCACTGTTCGACACATGGGGGAAGCGGCCCCGCATTGGCATCTGTTGGTCGGGTGGGTCTAAGCACAATCGCCCGCAGGCTCGGGCGGTGGGGCTTGAGGCTTTCCGCCCGCTGATTGAGTCTATGGACGCGGACTTTATCTCGCTCCAATACAAAGACCCGACAGATGAGATTAAGGCAACTGGCTTACCAGTTCGCCACTTCAAACGCGCAGCAGAGTCAGCCGACTACGACGACACGGCGGGGCTTGTTGGCGCACTAGACATGGTGATAGGCATACACACGTCCGTACATCACCTAGCCGGGGCATTGGGGATACCCGGAACCATTCTTGTGGGGGACCCGACTCTCTGGCTCTACGAAAACAACTTCCCCTGGTACGGCACGGCCCGCCTGTTCAAGAAATACAAGGGCGAGTCGTGGAAGCAAACGCTAGGAAGGTTATCTAAAGATGTCGGACAAAACTATTCGCCTGTTCGCCGGTTACGATCCGCGTGAGGCCGTCGGCTATCACGTATTTGTGCAATCGGTCATTGAGAACAGCACCGCGCCAGTAAGCATTTCGGCGCTTCACCTTGGGAGTCTCCAAAAGGTCTACCAGGGGGGCCAGCGGGACGGGACCAATGCTTTCATCTATTCGCGGTTCCTGATTCCGTATTTGATGAGCTACAGCGGGTTTGCCGTCTTTGCCGATGGCTGCGACATGCTTTGTCGTGGGGATATTGCAGAACTGTGGGCATTGCGCGACCCGTTCAAAGCGGTGCAAGTGGCAAAGCACGACTACAAGACAAAGCACCCGAGGAAGTACATAGGCACGGCCATCGAAGCCGATAACGGGGACTACCCGCGCAAGAATTGGTCAAGCCTAATGATTATCAACTGCGCGCACTACGCCTGGCGAAACATCACGCCGGAGACGGTGGAGAACCTGCCGGGGAGCTATCTGCACCGGCTTGAGTTCATTGATGACCGTTTTGTGGGAGATTTGCCGAAGAATTGGAATTGGCTTGCTGATGAGTACGGGGCCAATGCGACCGCGAAGCTAATCCATTGGACCGCCGGGATACCCGGATTTGAGCATTACAAAGGGGCCATGCATGCAGATGAATGGAATAGAACCAATGCCCGAGCTAACCACGCGGTCGGACCCGTCCAGCCCGTTACTAGCTAGCCCCGAATATGTAGAAGAGCAAAAGCGGCTGCATGCTGTTGGCAATTACGGCACAGCCGCGCTAAAATATGGCGAAGTGGTCAGTGGGCTAGCAAATAGCCTCCGCATTCAATCCATTTTGGACTACGGATGCGGTTCAAAACGATCACTCTTGCGAGTGCTGGCACCGGATCACCAGGTCCGTTATCAGGGTTATGACCCTGCCGTGCCGGAGTACCACAGCAAGTCCCCCGCAGATTTGGTGGTGAGTATTGATGTGCTTGAACACATCGAACCGGAGCTACTGGATAACGTCCTAGACGATCTGCAAAGCCTCTCGCCCTCTTTCGCTTTCTTCACGGTCCACACGGGGCCAGCGAATAAGGTTCTGAGCGACGGCAGAAATGCGCACCTTATCCAAGAGCCTGCCAGATGGTGGCTACCCCGGTTTCTCTCCCGCTGGGACTTGTTGTCCTTTGCGGCCACCCCTAACGGCTTTAACGTGGTTTTGAAGGCGCTATGAGCATTTCCACTTATGCAGAGTTGCAGACAGAGGTAATTGATTGGTCTTACAGGACTGATCTGGATAGCCGCATTCCGAATTTCATTGCGCTGTGTGAAGCTGATTTGCAGGTACGGTGCAAGTTGGTCGATTTTGAGGCGTCAAGCACCGTCACCCTTACCGCAGGCGTTGGGGCGCTTCCTACGGGCTTCTCGGGCATGCGGGCGGTGTATTGGAACGGTGACGTTACCAAGCCTTTGAAGTACGTGACACCTGATAGGTACGACACGCTGCAGAACGAAACCGGGGATGGTGTGTTCTACACGCTGACCGGATCAAGTATCAAGGTTTCCCCGCCCGGTTCGGGTGATGTAGTGATGACCTACAAAGCCCGGTTTACCCCGCTGTCTGACTCAAATTCCACCAATGTCCTGTTGACCAACTACCCTGACGCCTATCTACATGGGACGCTGCTGCAACTTCGCACGTTCTGCAAGGACCGCCAAGGCATGGCCGACGAACTTGCCTTGTATGAAGCAGCGGTGAAGCGGATCGAGATTGACAACAACCAGCGCAAGTATGCCGGGGCAACGTTGGAGGTCAAACCGCGATGACGCCATTGATGGGGTTCGCGCCAGACATGGAAACTCCCACGCCGGGAGTTTTGGTGGACTGCGAGAACTTCATCCCCTACGAATCGGGGATGGAAGCGGCTCCGTCTGCTGTCACTCCTAGCGATGTTCCTGCCCTTGCGGCGGCTTGCCTGGGGGCTGCGTCTATCAGCAAGATTGACGGCACGAAACGAGTGTTTGCTGGTACGGGAACCAAGCTGTACGAACTGACCGGGGGCGCGTGGGTGGATCGCTCTGCCTCTACGTACTCCGGGGACGCAGATACACGCTGGTCATTTGCCCAATTTGGTGACTCCACGATTGCGACGAACAAAGCAGACGCGATGC